CTTAATCATATGATTCTAAAACTAAAATTTGGTGGCCCCTGCTGGACTTGAACCAGCGACCAAGCGATTATGAGTCCCAAACTTAAAGCTTATAAAACAATAAGTTACTTTAATTTCAACGCCTTGCGCCGTCGAATAGTGGGGAATATGAAAGCATAGTGAATAGGTTTGCTGCCATTTTGCTGCCATCAAATCAGATTTAAGGGGTTGTACTCCACTGCTTCTGTCAGATGGTCTGGGGCGAAATGAGCATAGCGCATCGTCACCTTAATATCAGTGTGTCCAAGGATACGCTGCAGTACAAGAATGTTACCCCCGCGCATCATAAAGTGGCTTGCAAATGTGTGCCGTAGAACGTGTGACAACTGCCCGTCAGGTAGCTCAATCCCCGCTCGCTTAATTGCCCCACGAAACGCAGAATAGCACCCCGTAAAGACTGGTTTTGATGTTCTTACTTTTGGGAGTATTTCGTAAAGCTCATCACTTATTGGAACGGCGCGGTTTTTCTTGCCCTTGGTTTTGATATAAGTGATTTTGCCGGGGCTTATTTGCTTGCCTGTCAGTGACTCCGCCTCGCCCCATCGTGCGCCGGTTGCAAGGCATATCTTTACTATAGTTACTAAATCTTCCGCCTTGCTTTTCTCGCACTCAGCCAGAAGCTGCTTAACTTCTTCAACTGTCAGCCAGGCTAGCTCTGCCTCATCGATTTTAAATTCCCGGACGTTTTCGAGCGGATTGGGCGCACTCCAGTCATCCAGTCTTTTCAGTTCGTTGAACATGGCGCGGAAATACGCCAGCTCAAGATTAACGGTACGGGGAGTCACTGCTTTTACCCGATCAGAACGTGTAATTTTCCCGCTTAAACGTTGTTCACGGTAGGTTGCAAAAAGTTTGGCGTTAAATTCAGTAGCGAGAGGGTTTCCCATAGCAAAGCAGGCAAATTCCATTGCGCCCTTACGCTTGAGGCCATCAGAGAGTGTAACGCCATGAGCGTTGAACCAGGTTTCAACAAGGTCAGTAACTCGCCGCTTATCTGCTTTTTCTCCTAGCCAGGGCTTGTCCTGCGCTTGATCCTTAATGTGGCGCTCAAAAGCCATGGCTTCCCCCTTGGTGGCGAATTGACGACGAATACGCCGCCCATCCCTACCGTTGGGGAAGACCTGAGCCTGCCACTTTCCATTGCTTAATTTGCTTACCGCCATTCTGCAGGCCTATTGAGATATAGAATTATTATCACGCATTAAGCTTTGCCAGTGTTCTTCACTGAGTATTTTGAGCGGAACTCCTTTATTGTCACGATAATCAATAGCCTGTTCTATCTTTCTTCCGAAGCTTTGAAATTTCCAATCCTTAGAGCTGAGGGCACCAATAATTAGATAGTCCAAATCTTGGGTAACACGATCAACAATTTGGCAGCCAAGCTTTAAAAGGTCACTTTCACATTGTCTACGTGAGCCACATAGAAACTTACCAGTGAGACAGACTTTACTATCTGTAGGGTTAAACTCATCAATTAGGTCAACAGGCGATGTTGTGGAATATCCATCCACAATACCCTCAGAAATATTTGAGCCAGTGAAAGCAGTAATTTCTTGTAATAATTTGGTGCGTTCTTCGTCTGTGATCACTCCATCACTCAGGATTGATTGAACCAGTTCGTAAAGATGTTTGCCGGGATAGTTGCTTTTTAAAGCTGCATTTGTAGATAAGAACCAGTTTAAATAGCTGATTTCTTCATCGCTCAAATGATAGTCGGAAGCAAGCCCCTTACAAAGACCCTCTAGCAAATGCTTGTCAGAGTCAGCTGAGTAAAGGTCTATGTTAGGAGTATCCATCAACCCGCGTTGCATTTCATGGAGCAGGTCTTTCAATTCGTCTAATTCAGCTTTTTCAACAACACCATCCGAAAGGATTTCACTTATTTTATTTCTGATGCAGTTTACGAAATAATTTTGGGAAAGAACGTCTGATTCCATCAGCCACGTATCAAGGAAAATCATTTCTTTTTCACTTAGTTTCCCGTCACAGGTCATCCCTTCAATCAGGTTGATTAAGTTAGCGATGGCTTTATCTCTATTATGTGTATAGTTGAAAGCGCTAAATTGAGTCATACCAATATTCCTTATTCAGTAAACGTTATTTTGCTGATCACTCTGCCATTGGCTTCAATATCCGATGGTGTGCACTCAAAGGATGCGGGGCCATTTTCTACGCGTAAACGTCCGCCTGGAAGACGGTAAACCTGTCTGATACTCATAAAGCCATCTATTTCAATCAACCAGATTCCATCGTTGATCTCTCCCCTGAACTCGTCCACTAGATAGAACGAATTTTCAAACTTCACAATGAATGGGGCAGTTGTGTCTTGAGGTAAAAGGCGAGAGTCGTAGCGAACTTGGTCAGAGGATGAAAAAATCCCGTTTGAGATTTCTTTTAATTGCAAAGGCAATCCACTGTCGCTATCTGCTTTTGTTGTGGGCAAGCCTTGTCCTGTAGTTAGCCAAAGCATAGATGCACCTGTATCAAGATGGCAGGCAATGAGCCAGTCATGCGGAAAAGTATCGCGCATCCAACGGTTTGCCATAGTGCTCTGGGATACCCCAAGGTGATCGCACAAAGCCTGTCTGGTACTGAATCCATAGGCCTGGAGGATACGTGTGATCGCTTCCTTCCCACCACTTTGAGATGGAAAGTTGTATTTCGAGATCGCTGAAGGGGTCTCTTTTGTGTTTGACATATTTAAAATGCAATCCTATCATCGGTTTTGTGGTGTTCGGAATGATTGCGAATAGTTCCGAATAGTGAAGTTTTTAAACACAAACTGAGGAATAGTGCATCATGAAAAGCAATTTTTCAATGCGCCCCCGCATCAACCTTGTGGTATCTGAGCCATTCATCACACTGGATGAGTTCTGTCGCCGTACTGGCTATAAGCCAAGCTATGCCCGTCAAATGATCCGGGAAAACCGCCTGCCTATCAGGAAAAAAGCCGGAGTTAACAGCCTTATCGAAATCAACATGTTTGCGTTGACGATGGAAGCGGCCCAAGGCTGCGAAGTCGCAATGCAAGCCTGATAGTTCCATTTTGGGATAGAAAAGGATTTACATCATGTTTGATTATCGTATTTCCAAACATCCGCACTTTGACGAAGCCTGCCGGGCTTTTGCGCTGCGTCACAACATGGCGAAGCTGGCAGAACGTGCGGGAATGAACGTCCAGACACTGCGTAACAAACTGAACCCAGAGCAACCGCATCAGCTCACGCCGTCGGAAATCTGGCTGCTTACCGATCTTACTGAGGACTCCACGCTAGTTGACGGTTTTCTGGCCCAGATTCACTGCCTGCCATGCGTACCGATGAACGAAGTGGCAAAAGAGAAGCTGCCGCATTACGTCATGAGCGCTACTGCTGAAATCGGACGTGTTGCTGCCGGTGCCGTATCGGGCGATGTGAAAACCACCGCAGGCCGCCGCGATGTTATCAGCAGCATTAACTCTGTTACTCGTCTGATGGCACTGGCTGCCGTTTCGATGCAGGCGCGTTTGCAGGCTAACCCGGCGATGGCAAGCGCGGTGGATACCGTGACGGGCCTCGGCGCTTCGTTTGGTCTGATCTGAGGTGGTTATGCTGACTAAGGAACCATCTTTCGCGTCACTTCTCATAAAGCAAAGCCCGGCAATGCACTACAGTCACGGCTGGATCATGGGGAAGGATGGCAAACGCTGGCACCCGTGCCGCTCTCAGGATGAACTGCTGGCTGACCTGTCCACAACCAAACAGGGGAAATCATGGCTATTGAAGGCGCTGCGGCGACTGTTCCATTAAGCCCCGGTGAACGCCTGGACGGACTGAACCATATTGCGGAATTGAGGGCTAAAGTGTTTGGTCTGAATATTGAGCCGGAGCTTGAAAGGTTTATTAAAGATATACGCGATCCGCGCGACGTAAATAATAAACAGAATGAGCGGGCACTGGCAGCCATTTTTTATATGGCAAAAATTCCGGCAGAACGTCACGGCGTCAATATTAGTGATCTGACTACTGACGAAAAGCGGGAACTGGTGAAAGCAATGAATCATTTTCGTGCAGTGGTGAGCTTATTTCCCAAACGGCTAACCATGCCTAATTAATCCACAATAGAAATTAATGGCGTAAACCCGCCGGGCTTCTTGTTGCCCAAATTCAGGAGAAAGAACAATGCAGAACGAATTACCAAAAATGTTTGTACCAGAAACCGACCAGCTTATGGCGGTTATTGATATTGCCAAACGTGAGGAGCGCAAAGGACGCGCGCTCGCCGTTTCAATCCGTCTTGAGGCGCTGGCAACACATATCACCAACAAAGGGTTAAACGGTATTGAAGCGGCTGAACTGCTGCGCCGTGAAGCAACCCGCTACGAAAACGAATCACAGGAGCTGCACTAATGGCTGACTCTATGGACCTCGTACAGCAGCGCGTTGAAGAACAGCTGCATCGCCACATCCACAATGCCCGCAACAGAGCGCCGGGCGTTTCCCGTGTTCTCTGTGCGGAGTGTGATGCTCCGATCTCCCCAGCTCGCCGCCGCGCTATTCCCGGCGTGCAGTGCTGTGTGACCTGTCAGGAAATCGCAGAGCTTAAAGGTAAACACTACAACGGAGGCGCTGTATGAGCACCATCCTGAAATGGGCGGGAAATAAAACCGCTATTATGCCGGAACTGATTAAGCACCTTCCTGCTGGCCCACGACTGGTTGAACCTTTCGCGGGTTCCTGTGCTGTGATGATGGCGACAGACTATCCCCATTATCTTGTCGCGGATATTAATCCAGATCTTATCAATCTCTATAAAAAAATTGCCCTTGATTGTGAAGCTTTCATATCACGCGCAAAAAATATTTTTGCGATTGCGAATAGAGAAGTTGCTTATTACAACATTAGGCATGAATTTAATCATTCCTCTGAAATTACTGATTTCATGAAAGCAGTATATTTCCTTTATCTCAATCGTCATGGTTATCGTGGGCTGTGCCGCTATAACTTGAGCGGTCATTTTAATGTTCCTTACGGTAATTATAAAAATCCGTATTTCCCTGAAAATGAAATACGCGCTTTTGCTGAAAAGTCTCAACGCGCAACGTTTATTTGTGCCAGCTATGATGAAACACTGGCGCTGCTGCAGGCTGGTGATGTTGTTTATTGTGATCCGCCATACGATGGCACATTTAGCGGTTATCACACTGCCGGTTTTACAGAGGACGACCAGTATCATCTGGCGTCTATTCTTGAGCGCCGGTCATCAGAAGGTCATCCGGTTATCGTGTCCAACAGCGACACATCCCTGACCCGTTCTCTCTATCGTAATTTCTCCCGCTATCGGCTGACGGCAAAGCGCAGCATGGGCGTGGCTGCCGGTGATGGTAAGTTCGCTGTGGAAATCATCGCTGTTTCAGGAGCTACCCGCTTTAACCGGGTTTATTCCACACACGGGGATGTGTGCTCGGTTATTTTAGAGGTGCGGGCGTGACGGTAGGTAAGTTCGCGCCCCACAATGTAGCAACCACCGGCGGCTCGAATGAGGCCGCCGTGGCCTTTTCATGGAATAACCCCAAAAAAGCGGTTAACCCATATCTGGACCCGGCGGAAGTTGCGCCGGAGTCTGCGCTTTCAAACCTGATTGCTCTTTACGCTGCGGATAACGAGCAGGAGCAGCTGCGCCGTGAGGCGCTGAGCGATGAGGTCTGGGAACGCTATTTCTTCAATGAATCCCGTGATCCTGTCCAGCTCGAAATGGAGCAGGACCGGCTGATTAGTCGTGCCAAAATGGCGCGCGAGCAGCAGCGTTTTAATCCCGATCTGGTCATTCTGGCTGACGTTAACGCCATGCCGTCCCATATCAGCAAGCCTCTGCTGGAGCGGATTAAATATTTCCATAGCCTGGGCAGAGCAAAAGCCTATTCCCGCTACCTGCGCGAAACAATCAGGCCGTGTCTTGAGCGGCTGGAGCGCGTGCGTGACAGTCAGGTGTCTGCCTCTTTCCGGTTCATGGCAAGTCATGACGGGCTGGAGGGGCTGCTGGTACTGCCTGAAATGAATCAGGATCAGGTCAAGCGTCTTTCCACGCTGGTTGCGGCTCATATGAGCATGTGTCTTGATGCGGCCTGCGGTGATCTGTTTGTCAGCGACGATGTTAAACCAGAAGAAATCCGCCAGGCATGGGAAAGGGTTGCAGCAGAGGCGATGCGCCTTGAGATCATCCCGCCTGCGTTTGAGCAGTTACGCCGCAAAAAGCGTCGACGCAAGCCGGTGCCCTATGAACTGATCCCACCGTCGCTGGCGCGGATGCTGTGCGCGGACTGGTGGTATCGCAAATTGTGGCAGATGCGCTGCGAGTGGCGGGAGGAACAGCTGCGTGCTGTCTGCCTGGTCAACAAAAAAGCGTCCCCGTATGTCAGCTATGAAGCCGTGATCCACAAGCGCGAACAGCGCCGCAAATCACTGGAGTTTTTCCGATCGCATGAGCTGGTTAACGCCGAAGGTGACACGCTGGATATGGAAGAAGTGGTAAACGCCAGCAGCAGCAATCCGGCACACCGGCGCAACGAAATGATGGCCTGCGTTAAGGGGCTGGAGCTGATCGCAGAAATGCGTGGTGAATGCGCCGTGTTCTATACCATCACCTGCCCGTCACGTTTTCACGCGACGCTTAATAACGGCAGGCCAAACCCGAAATGGACCAGTGCCACGGTCCGCCAGAGCAGCGATTACCTGGTGAATATGTTTGCCGCTTTCCGTAAGGCGATGCATAAAGCCAGGCTGCGCTGGTATGGCGTCCGCGTTGCTGAGCCGCACCATGACGGCACCGTGCACTGGCACCTGCTTTGTTTCATGCGCAAAAAAGACCGCAAATCCATCACCGCGCTGCTGCGTAAATTCGCCATTCGTGAGGACCGGGAGGAGCTGGGCACCAATACCGGGCCTCGCTTCAAGTCTGAGCTTATCAACCCGCGCAAGGGCACCCCGACCAGCTATATCGCCAAATACATCAGTAAAAACATCGACGGACGCGGGCTGGCGCAGGAAATCAGTAAAGAAACGGGCAGATCACTGCGCGATAACGCTGAAAACGTAAACGCCTGGGCTTCGCTGCACCGTGTCCAGCAATTCCGCTTCTTTGGTATTCCTGGCCGCCAGGCGTACCGTGAGCTGCGCCTGCTGGCCGGTCAGGCTGCCAGGGCGCAGGGTGACAAGAAGGCAGGCGCGCCGGTACTGGAAAACCCGCGTCTGGATGCTGTGCTGGCTGCAGCCGATGCTGGATGTTTTGCCACCTACATCATGAAGCAGGGCGGCGTTCTTGTTTCCCGCAAGCATCACCTGGTCAGAACTGCCTATGAGCTGAACGACGAGCCGAGCGCCTACGGTGATCACGGTGTTCGTATTTATGGCATCTGGTCCCCGATCATTGAGGGCCGGATCTGCACTCATGCAGTGAAGTGGAAAATGGTTCGTAAAGCCGTTGACCTTCAGGAGGCGACAGCCGACAAGGGCGCTTGCGCCCCTTGGACTCGTGGCAATAACTGTCCCCCTGTTGAAAATTTGAACCAGACAGGGGGTGAAGTACCGGATATTACTTACATGGAGGAAAAGGCGCTGCAGGATTACCTGCATGGAATGGGAAAAAAGGAGAGGCGGGAGTTGGTTGCCCGGCTCAGGCTGGTAAAACCGAAGCGAAGAAAGGCTTACAAGCAGGATATTTCTGAGCAGCAGCGCCTGCAACTGGAGTATGAGCTGCATTCCAGAGGCTTCAATGGCAGCGAGTATGAGGTGAATTTACTCCTACGCGGCGGCAGCCTTCCGTCTGGGGGAGGGCTGCGCATCTTTTACCAGAACGGGCGGCTGCGTGAGGATGACAAATGGCGTCAGTATTACTGACACATCGGAATTTTTTTCTGTTTTTGACTCATATCAGGTCTTTCTTATTGAAGGCCAAAAAGTGTTTTACATTTAGAAATTGGCACTATACTGTATATATAAACAGTGTATATACATACAGTTATATTGTGTAGGTGGCCGTAAAAGGAGGGAAAATGCAGGATTATCTTTTGGAGTCATTGAAACTTCAGCGCATTGATTTTTTCTTAAAACTGGTGGCGGAAAGCGATTGCAGCGACGAAGAAAAGCGGTTGGCAATTCAGTGGGTTTCTGAGCTGACTGACGAGCTGATGGCAAAAATACGTAACCATGAGTACAGCCGCACAATGGACGCTACCAGTTAGGGGGAATCTATGCGCATAGAAATAATGATCGATAAAGAGCAGAAAATTAGTCAGGCGCTGTTAGAAGCACTTGAATCCGAGCTTTACCGATATTTGCGCCCCCTCTACCCAAAAACAGCTATCCGAATCCGCAAGGGCAGCGCCAACGGTATTGAACTTAGCGGGATAAGACAGGCTGAAGATAAAGAACGTGTAATGGAAATTCTGCAGCAGGTCTGGGAAGACGACAGCTGGTTACACTGAAACGTTGCCCCCGAAAGAATTCATTCTGATGGGGGTAAGGTTGAACAACGAGTGAAACGAGGCGTTAGGGGCGACGGCCACTTGAAAATGGTCGTCCGCTTTGTGCCAAAAACGGAAGTAGCTAATAGCACTTAGTTTTCATTAACGAAGATCAGGTCACTATCGCTAATTCTGCTTGCTGATGTATGCAAAATACTGATAACCTTTATTTGTGGTACTTAATTCATACATCAAACATTATGGATGATCATTATGTCACATAGTTTATACCCAACTACCTTGTTTCATTTTACTGAAAAGTTAGATACCTTATTTGAGATACTTGACTCAAGTAATTTTCGAATTTCTTTTGCTAGAGAATTTATACAAGGCCAGAGCACGAATAGAAATTTCGGTATACCGATGGTTTCATTTTGTGATATCAGACTAACACAGCTTACCCAGCATACTGAAAGTTATGGACATTATGGCATCGGATTATCTAAAGATTGGGCAAACGAAAATGGGCTTAATCCAGTAATTTACATGTCCAAGCACTCTTCTGTTTTCGATAATTATAATCTAGAGATTAGGAGTTTAAAATCAGAACTTGATAAGTTATTAAAGAATTTTGAAGAAATGAAATCTTCAGGTACAAAATCTCTATTAACTAATGCAAAGCGGAAATATAACTCGGCGCTTCTAAGTTACAAGAAAATTGTAGATCCTTTGCGATACATGAAGAATTACCAAGCAACTTTGAAACGGCGCAGTGGCCCGGAGATACCTAACTATATTTTTGCAGATGAGAGGGAGTGGCGATTTGTTCCAGATATAGAAAACTCAACTGGAAAGCCAGTGATCGCTGCTCCGAAAAATATATCAACTCAAGATGGCAAGAGTAAATATAACGAGTTTTATGATAATGACAGGTTGCCATTTTCACATAAGGATATTAAATATGTCATTGTAAAACATGAAAGTGATGTTGAAAAGATGATGGTCTTTCTGCATGAAAAGTATGGTTCAAAAAGTAGCTTGATTCCTAGGGTTCTCTCAACTGAATTGATAGCGAATGATATGTAATTAAAGCCCCGTTTGGTTTAAATTATTTATGCAATGCTTTCTTTTTGATACTTCATCGTGCTCTTATTGTGTTTAACGCTAAAACTAACCTGATCTCCGTGTTTCACATAGACCACTATTAGCAAGGTCCGCTCCTCGCTCATAAGAGACAACCATACTCAAATCTCCCACATTGCAGGAGATTTGAGTATGAACACGTCACCGTGGAATAAAGACCGTATCATAGGCCAAAAAAGACCACTTCAGATATCT